AACCCATCCAGCGAGCAGCGAGAGAAAAGCCGCCTATTCCTTCAAACAATCCGAGGTGCTTCATCTTGTTTTAGGTTCCTCCGGAAGCTCCATCCAATATTCTACATCTTCAACATCGCAGTAGTAATCATCTCCTGATTCATCATCCCAGCATTCATGTTCATAATTAAAGCAGAGTATTTTAACTTCTCCTTCAGTCCAGACAAGAACTCTAGGATTTGAATACTTTACATTAGGCTCTCTTTCAGGCCTTTGTTCACTTGTTTTTATCCACATATTAGTCTTGTTTGTTTAGTGAGTTGATAAAATCTGAAAACCAAATTGGTTTGTAGTCTTTTTCTCTAATATTCATAGCATCTGTAAATGCAGTTTGCCAACAATTATACATATCTTCCTCTGTATATTTCTTATTAGCCATATCTTTTTTGCATTGAATGTAACCTAATACAAAACCTATTTGCCCATTTTCTGAAAGTATATGTTCAGATGCTAACTGTTCTATTTCTTCTTGTGTTTTCATATTAGTCTTGTTTGTAAATCGCCAAAACCACCTAAATTAAGCAGTTATGGCAAGTTATATTATTGTTTGTTCCTATGTATTTTAAGAAGCATTAAGTAGCCAATAAGATCACTTAGGTTATCTTCATTCGCCCCCTGCAGGCCTACCTTTTTAATTCGGCTAAGCTTATCGTTTATCCTTGCTATTATTCCAAGTTCAACCTGCTTATCCTTATCAATCCCATCGACATTGATGGTCCAATCGGAATTAAATATTGAGCCGTTATAACTGATATTCTTTGCAATAGCGAAGTCTCGCATGGTGTCGTATTCTGCTTTGATTAGGTTATTTATTTCTTGTAGTGTCATATTATTTAAAATGGTAAAGGTTCTTTGCTTGTTATGATGTCACAGTCTGCAATTAAGAAGTCCGTGTTCTCTTGGATTCTGGAAGGCATCATGTTAATCCAATTATCGTAGTTTGGATGTCCTTTAAAATATCTGCCATTGGTGCTATCCCATCCCAAATGAACGCATCCCGTCTGACCCCAATGCTTGAACTTTACCTTCTGAATGTAGACTTCAGTCTGTCCGGTTTCGTAATTTCTGTAGACGGTCAACCCATTAGCTGTCTTGTTATAAAAGTTAGCTGAGCCTGAGATGCTATAAAGGTTAGGTACTTCATAAAGTCCGGTATCTCTATTCTTACTAATCTTTGTCGGATGAGCAACCAGGAAGCAATGCACCTTGTTTCTCTCGCAGAACATGACAATTTTATCAAGCTGCTCTGATATGTACTTTGTTTCTGAGGTCGTGTACTGATGATCTAACTTGTTCCAAGCATCAATCACAAATGCTTTGATTCCTTTTTTACGGACCAATGACCGGACAGAATCTAGTATATTATCGAGGGTGAAATTCTCCTTAGGATTAATAAAAAAGAAATTCTTTGCATGATAATCAATCATCTGCCTTAAGTCAGCAGTTGACATTCTGTTCATGCCTTCAAATGGCTTCCCTGTTATCTTCTCAGCAAACTTGCTGAAATGTAATTCAAGCGGGTGATTCTCTGGAGAATAAAGTGCAGTCTTCCACTCATGGCTGACGTTAAGCTTGCAGAGAATGAAGTCTAAGAATTCAGACTTTCCGTGACCTGGTATTCCGGTGATGGTTGTGAGATACCCTTCTTGAAACCGGATGAACATATCAACTTCTGCCATCCCAATCCCGCTCCCCTTTGGAAGACCGTTGTTGTAGTAGCTGTAAATTTCTTCTTCAATATCGTTGGCATTAAAAACACCTTCAATCGGGAATTCTTTGGCGGCATTCATGGCTTCAGTTACTCCTTGAATCCCGTATTTGATTAGGCAGTCATTGGCATCTTTGCAATCCTTAAAGCGGACGTAGGTGCAATTCTCAAAGCCTAATCTTCGTGCCAATTCGTTCTGAAGGTTCTGTCCGGCTTGGTCATTGTCAACTGCTAGTATGAACTGAGTATCTTCTGAGAAGGAATCTATTGAATTATCAAGGTATTCGAAGTTTATCTTCCCAAGTCCTGCTCCATTGGGAACAGAAACTACGTTCTTGAATCCACATTCATAAAGAGCAAGGCAGTCCATTTCACCCTCGACAATGATGATGGTATTGTTGTGAATAGAGCAATCAAGATTGTAAAAAATTAACTCGGCTCCTTTGGCAAGTTTAAAAGACTTATTTTTACCCCTATATTTTACATTTATCAGTTCTCCATTCCGGAAATAATTGAACTGAATCGTATTGATTTCGGCATTAATTTGAGGCATCCACTCCATGCCTTCACCAACTTTCATTTCCAATAGCGTTTTTTCGCTAATTTTACGGGTGCTGAAGAACTTTATTAGGTCAAGTGAATACTTAGTACCACTTTTAAATAAAGGTCTCTTATATTCAATTTTTGTGGGTTTCGCTATAAACTCTTTTTTGAGTACCAGAACCACTCCGCAATGTGAACACTTGCCAGCTCCCTTCAGAACATTGAAAGAAAAACACTTGTCGAGCTTCTTCCTGCGCTCAGGTGAACATACCGGACATACTTGAGGGTTCTCACCCTGCTTGGCTGCAAAAACTTGGTATTCCTTTTTGGTTGTCAAGTCCAATACTACCATACCATTCCCCCCATTTTCTTTGCCGGATTTTTATTAATCCATCGCTTTAGGTGAGTGGAGAATTCTGCCATCGAATTGTACTCCGCTTCGCTTACTGCCCTGAAGTCTGATAGCCTTGACAGAATTTCATCCTTGGGCCTACCGAGATCACGGCAGACAGATTCGAGATAACTTGAATTCGGAAAGTCAGAGAAAAAAGTTTCTTTTGTAGTTTGTGGTTTATGGTTATCTGGTTTATGGTTATATGGTTTATCTATACTACTATTGCTTTGCCCTGTGCTTTGCCCTATGGTTTCTGTTTGCTTTGCCGCATGGTTTATGATTGCTTTGTCTAGTGCTTTGCCGTTTTTTGGCATAGCAAATTGGAGGCAAATTATATTAGCGGAGTATTGATTTTGTGATTTTTGTAACAATTTAAAAAATCCCCACTCACACAAATCTTCAAAATATTTTATGTAGGTCTGGTGTTTTTTTATGCCAACTGCATCCATAACCATTTGAGTAGGAAATCCAAACTTTTCTTTCCAGCCTAAACGATTACAATGTTCGATTGCAAAAAAGTAAATAGCTGAATGATTAGGATTTATTTTTTCCGGATTCTCAAAACAGAAATCAAACCAATTTCTAGATAAGTTATATCCGTTCATTTAGGACCTCCAACTTTGAAATTTGATTTTTTAAATGCTTAACAAATTTAATAGCTGTTGATCTGTCGAGGCAGATATATTGAAATTCAGTTAGTGAATCCACACTTGAAATCTCAATAAAGATTTGATTATCTGCATTAGCATAACACTGCATTTCGGTTTCTCCTACATCAGCTGAGCAAAAAATAGTTTTGGTTTTTTCCATAAATTTGAAAGTTTTAGGTCAACTCACAACCGATAAAAAAAAAGCCCGCTTTTATACTCTCCCCAGTCGCATTGGGAATTTCTAAAAACAGGCAATAAAATCTTTTATACCGTATGCGACACGGCTTTTGACAAAGATAACTTCTTTGTAAAGACTATCCAAATAATAAGCATACACCTTACTAACAATGTGCATAGAGATGTTCACACTTTTCTAGGTTAAATTGCAAGTCTATTAATTAAGTCTTTTAATATATCACTAGTTGCTACTCCTTTAGTCAGATAAGAATGTAGTTTATTATCAATGTCAATCCCCCAAATAGTATAAATACTATCTTCAACGGTTATATGACAACCGTTAATGAATGAATTGATATTGAGTTGCATCCAATAACCGGAACCATCTGAAAGCCACTCACGTTTAAATCCAAGTTCTTTTAATTGTTGAATAGTCATAAATCTTTTTTTAAAACCCCCCACCATAACGGCAGGGGGTCTGGTTATTACTTCTTTTTCTTACCTAGTAAGTATCTTCCGTCTTGGAAAATAACATTCATCCCTTCACGTCTGAACACGCTTATTTGCGCACTCAGGCAATTAGGATTGTTGAATTTCACGGTGTTCTGTGATACTTTCTTTCCGGCCACTAATAGGCTACGGAGTTTTTCTGCTTTGCTTTTTGTTTTCATTGTTTGTTTTTTTGTTGGTATTTGTTTTTAATTTCTACAAGTTCTTCCCTTGTGTACTTGTAGTTCTTTTTTTCATTTGACAGAGATTCTAACTTTTCTAAGTATTCAAGACCGTATCGATTAATCAATCCTTTACGATATTCTAATAGATTGCCGTGTAGGAATACATTGCACTTTTCACAGGATGAGTGGCAGTTGTCTTCATTAAAGATTAATCCAGAGTAGATTCCCGCTGCAAAATAATGGCTCGCATGAGTTCCATTCTGCTTCAGAAAAGCTCCGCATGAAATACAAGTCTGTCCGGAATCCCGCTTCCGTATCCACTTTTGAAACTCTTTTTTTGCTTCTGCTTCGAAGTCGCTGAGAGTTTTCATTTTTTGCTTTTGTTCTCTTTTCCATTTGCTTAATTCTTTTTTTTCCTGCTTTGCTTTATTCTCAATCTGTTGTTGAATGAAGTTCTTTACCTCCTTTGGATGAGCAAGATTGTATTCTAAAGAACAGTTAACCGAGCAGACCTTTGCGCCTATTTTGTATACCGCTTTACCGCACATCTTGCATTCTTTTAGGTTGCGCTTCATTCAAGCATCTCCTTATATTGTTCAATCAATCGCTCCATCTCTGCTGAGTAAAATTGCTCAAACTCCTGGTTGATTCCCTGCTGCTCATGTATTCTATACATTACGCTTCTCAATCTTTGTGCAGGTGTCTTGGCTTTTTTACCTCCGGACATCTTTGTAGCTTCAACAAGACTTTCCTCTATGGGGCTGATATTGCCATCCGTGATTAGAATCTTTGTGAACTTGTTAGTTAGGGAAAAGAGATCAGCGACCTGGTTCTTATCAATCTCCTGCGTCCCAATGACTATCTTAAAAGACCCATCAGACCGAGTGCTAATCCCTTCTACAACTGCCCCTAATACTATCTTGCTCATTTGATTTGCAGATTCTGGTTAACTTGAATATGCGCTCCGATTATCAATTCTCCAGCTTTGATGGCTGATTTAAGTTTAACCTTATCCGGCTGAGTTGTGGTCTTGGTGACCATGTATTCTGCAGGAATAGAATCCACATCATCAATCTCGACTGATTCAGAAGCTCTGAAGGATATCTTTAGGAGCGGAGATTCAATCTTGTCAACATCGAATAGTTGCATTGCCATTGTCAGGTTATTTTTTAAATATTCAATACTTTTTGTTCGGGACTTTTTTAGGTCACTAAGACGGTCAATCTCGGCATCAATTATCGAACATTCTGAAGTTAGTTGCTTGATGATGAATCCATAATTTGTGCCTTTGGTTGTCAGGTTCTCTGAATTGATTTTAAGTGCTTCCTCTATTTCTAGAGTAAGTTCCCCGCAATTTTCAATCAGTTGGTCAATTAATTGAATTTGGCTTTTTTCGATTTCATAGAGTGATAGTTTCATATTACGCTTTTTTAGATTGGTTGATTAATTCTGCTTTGACTTCTGGTGAGACAATATATTTGCTTTCAATCTGCTCAATAGTACCTTTGCCATTTTTAAGGGCAGCCAAGCATTTATTAAAATTCTCAGTACCTTTGTTGAAGAAAGGCTTTTTGACTTCCGGCTCGACTTTAATCTGATTCTTTTCCTGCCTTTTCATTGTACCTTCTGCATCATCATCTTCTACTTCTAAAGCCAATAAACTTGCTAGAGTGTATCTCCTATAGTACGTGATTGCGCTACCCATTTGCTGCGGATTAAGCGTTACGGGTAGAGGTAAAGAGGATTCAACCCTTTCTGTTCCACAAGTCAAAGTAGTTATTACATATCCATCTGCAAGTGGTTGCGTTAACACAATACCTAATTCTGACAAGATTGGCTTTACCTCGGAGATAATTTGTGTAAGGGTCGCATAGGTAGTTTTAAAATGAGGGTTCGTTCCATCTTTTTTAATGGCTTGCACACGCTTTTGAAACTCCAATAATTTTTCTTGTAATTTTTCCATGTTTTTTATTTTTAAAATGGTAAGTCTGAATCATCACCGTTAAAACTTGGTGCGGAAGGTGTCGCACTTGCTGATTGTCCTTCTATTCTCCACGCTTCTATGGTATTAAAATACTTAATACCTTGTGGTCCGCTCCATTCACGACCCCGAAGATTAAAGTATACGGTCAGTTCCTGCCCCTCATTAAACTTGTCTAACAATCCGCACTTATCTTGGGTGCATTGGAAGGAGATGTGTTGAGGGTACTTACCGTCTGCTTCTGTTGTGAGAACGAACTCACGTTTACTAAATTTCTCATTTACTACCTGAGTTGGTGATTTTGCTTTTAGGATTCCTTTGATTTCCATTGTTTTGTTTTTGTTGGTTTATATTGTGTATTTATTTATTTCGTAAAGGGGTGGTAGATTATAACGTAATCTTATAATTTGAACGCTCCCTGCTAATTGGTAAAAAGCATCATTAGCATTTAACTCTTTCGCTTCCATCTTTCTATAATACTTCTCTTGAAAATAGATCATGTCATGCGCTAAATCCAAAAGCTGCTCTTTTGTTAAGTCATTTAAGCTCATAGATTTTGGATTGATTTTTTCATTAATTCAATCCTTTCCTTGTAAAGTTGCACTAAATCTTTGTACATAACAAGCTCATCTTCATATATTTTCATCACTTTCTCTCGCATTTGGAGCAGTTCAGTTT